AACATCAAATCAAATCCACGTATGACAGGACAGGAAATGCACATTATCACAGCGATTCATACGGTGGGGCAGATGATAGACGATGCACCAACCATTGATGCAGAACCCGTGAAGCATGGGGAGTGGGTAAAAGCGGACCGTCAGCAATACTTCCGCAAACATTACCCTGCTTCTCAATGCTCAATCTGCGGATGGCGAAAGAACTACAGCGGAAAGTATAACTACTGTCCGAATTGCGGTGCTAAGATGTGCTAAAATGTAATTGCAGGTTGTTGATGAAACAAGCACTGGCTCGCAAGAGTAGGGGAAGGCTGTCCGGTATGGGCGGCTTTCTTCGTTTGTGCTAAACTATAATTGCTTACCAAATCGGGGCATTGGAATCGTTCATCCAACAGGGCGGTTTCTAAAATCACGGATAGCGGTGGAGAATCCTATGCGGACTCACTTGCGGAAACGGCTTGGTGAATGTGGCTAAGTCGTTTTTAATTTACTCATTTTGTTGGTCAATTTACTCATTTGCGTTGCGAATGATGTAATTGAACAGAGATGTGCTATGATGATTCAGGACACGCAGTCCATCATTGTGCAGCTACATTATGAGTAGCAAAGTAAAACGGCTCTGCACAGCCGTTTTATTTTTGTTCCACGTAAAACAGATCCGTAAATGATATATTGTTCTTGTTATTGGGAAGTAAAACTAAAAATAGAAATGGGGGTAAATCCTCTTCCTTCGCAAGCCTTCTCAGTGACAACAAAACTAGATATGCGAGGCTTAATCAATTAAAGATAGAAAGTGAGGAAGTCCCTCTTTTTCACGGAAACCCCTCGTCATATCGCCATAACAAAAAAGCGGAACTTATAGTTCCGTTTTTTTAGTCAGCGCAATCAATTCCTGATCTGACAGGATCTCGCTGATTCTACATCGCAACGCTATCGACATTCTGCACAGCGTAGCCAGGGAAGCACCGTTAATGTCTCGTGTGCCTTGCTCGTAATGCTGAATCGTTCGAAGGCTGACACCGCTCTGCTTCGCTAATGTGCCTTGCGACATCTCTCTGTCCTTGCGAATCTTTTTTAACATCTCGCCTCCTTCCTCTTGAAATATACCACAAATGAGGTATATCATCAAGACAAGGACAAAACCCATAGAAAAGGAGAAAGAGAAATAAAAGCATGGATAAGTTTATTAAGAGTGTCATCGCTGTTCTGATGAGGAATCAGCATTTTACTCCACAGCAAATGATGGAGATCCAAATGGCTATCGCACAAGTTGCACAGGATTACAAAATCGAAACTGCCAAAAACGCAATAGTCACACAGGACTTTTTCCACCCCGCAGGATACGAAGAATATTTTGCAGACAAAATCATGGCAGGTATGTCTGTCAAAACGATTGAGATGTACAAGTATCAAATCGACAGATTCTTGCTAGAAGTACGCAAGCCAATCAATGAGATTTCAGGACAGGACATCGCATTGTACATCTACAAGAAACGTGCGAACGGTAACATCTCTGAGGTGTCCGCAAACAACATCAGACGATGCCTGACTACATTCTTCGCTTGGATGTTCAATCACGAGTACATCAGCAAAAACATTGCCGTGAATGTCTCGCCAATCAAGGAGCCGTACCGCAAGGCAGATACGATGAGTGCCGATGAGTTTGAAAAGCTGATGGGCGCATGTACCTGTCAGAGAGACAGAGCAATTGTTGCGGTGGCTGCCGGAAGCGGAATCCGAAGGAGTGAAATCTGCGGATTGCTGAAATCCCAAATGGACATGAAAGAAAACAAATTCACGGTTATTGGAAAAGGCAACAAGGAGAGGACGTGTTTCCTCACACCTCGTGCAAAACATGAACTGGAAGAATACATGAAGACACGAGACGATGACTCACCGTATGTATTCGTAACACAGCGAACGCACAAACAGATCGCCGTAAGAGGAATGAACTTCATCACAAAGCAAATTGGACAGCGAGCGGGAATCAAATTCCATACGCACATGCTTCGGCACTACTTTGCGGATACTGCACACGAAGCCAACATTGATATCCTGGATATCTCAAGGATGCTCGGTCATTCATCGGTTTCGACAACACAAATCTACATCAGCCAAAATACGGATGATTTAGCAATTAAGCACCAACGGATTCGATAACGTTTCGTGCTATACTGCAAATAACAAAAGAAGAGATACGGTACTAACGAGTGCCAAATGCTGACAAAGGTCAGTCTGCTAGAGAGAAAAACACACAGCGGATTGACCTTTATTTATTTTCCGCAGAAAGGAGAGAAGTCAGCGTATGGCAACGATTACACCTAAGTCTTATTACGATGAGACAATCGGACAACAAATCGATACTGACAACTACCCACGAAACAACCCCTTCCAGTGTTGGGATTACTTTGACTACTTCTGCCGGAAAGTCGGATTCACTGGCAGTCGGTATTGCGCCAGTACAGGTTATGTAGGTGACTTGTGGCTTTTGAGAGATGCCAAGGGTTACGAGTATTACAGAGACTTTGACTACATCACGGATCCTGCTCAGTTTCAGGACGGAGACTGGATCTTTTGGAGTCAGCACGTAGCAATGTTTATGTCTCCGAATACCGAGGTTGGTCAGAATCAGAATGGCAAGCCTTATGTCACAGCCAAAGAGATGAACTGGAACGGAATTCTCGGAGCGATGCGATACAAGTATTGGTCTACCGTCACAATCCCGTATGGCGCATCCGATGTGACCATCAATGACCATCTGTACCATCTCTACAGAGCAACACCAAAGGATAAACCGTATGTACTCGGAGCGGGATTGAACAAGGTTAAGCCTATCCGTGAACTGGATGCGGACATTCTGATATATGCCAAGGTCACGGGAGCAAACTACTTCCAAATGAGAGACGATCAGTCCGACCCCGTTAACACCACATACGGTGATATCTCGGCTCCGTTAAATAACGAGTATCAGAATCTGCCGAATCAGAATTCAACACTGTACTACGATCTTGAGACAGGTGAATTCGGAGACTGCACGTTCGTAACGATAGATCCTACTCATAACGTTTTCTCTCCGGCTCTCGTGTACCCAAATGCAAAAGGGCATTGGGAGTACGCACTGATGGTCGGACTAGGGCATAAAGATTTGAAGAACATGTATTCATTCGTTATCAAATATAACGATGGATACTGTCTCGGCATTGCAGATGCTGAAATGACACCGCAGGAAATCGCAAACGATTTTGTTCTAACAGACATGATTAACATTGCATTCTTAGACGGTGGCGGTTCAGCAATGTTTGGAAGGGTGGTCGGTTAACTTATGAGCAACTTTGAATACGTAAGAGAAACTACTAGAGCAGTACCATCAGCGGTTGTTCTCGGCAGAGCATTTCAAACAGTAGTACCGCCGGAAGAAGCAGAGCAGGAACAGACACAGCCGGATTTGCCCGAAATCCCCGAAATACAAGACGAAACAAATGAAAGTGAGGAAATCCCTATGAGTGAAAAACCGAGTGGAATCGAGGTATCTAAAGATGAAACGTGGGAAGATCCTGAACCAACACCAAACGAAAATGTTCTCGTGGCTCGTTTGGCAGCACTCCTGTCCGTAAAGAGCATTATTACCATCGCTCTTACGGTGGCATTCATCGTCTTGGTGGTGAACGGGCAAGAGTTGCCGGATCAATTCGTTTCGATTTACACGATGTGCATTTCCTTCTTCTTTGGTTATCAGTTTAAGAAAGCAGAAGGAGGTAAAGATTCATGACAGTAGAACCAACAACATTAATAACCGCAATCGTCTCGATTGTGGTTGCGATATTCGGTAGCACTGGCTTTTGGCAGTGGGTATCAACGCATGGCAAAGGTGGACTGAAGTCTGCAATTGAATCGTTGAAAAAGGAACTCGACAACATGAAAATGTCAGAGGATGAGAAAGAAGCTAGAAACGCTAGGCGCAGAATACTTCGCTTCAACGATGAGTTGTTAAGAGACATAGACCATTCAAAAGAATACTTCGATGATATTTTGTCTGATATCGATTATTATGAGCGATTCTGTGAAATGCATCCAGGGTTCTTAAATTCAAAAGCAAACATGGCTATTGAGAATGTCCGCAGATGTTATCGCAACTGCATCGAGAAGAACAACTTCTTATAAAATTGCTTGTGTCCAGATGTGTTCTCTGAGTTCGCCCGTGGATGTTTGTAAAACGGTTGTTTCCTCCTTTATACTGACATCTCCTGTATTACTAAAAAATGTCCACGGGCATTTTTTTATTTCCATGCTATATTGTCCTTGGCAATCTTGGGCATGGTTGCTGCGCATACTTGTTTGCATTTGTCATTAATACATCCAAACTCTATGGAAAGATCCGCAGTTCGACTCACCTCTTAATGCGGGTCTTTTCATTTACGCTAAAATATACTTTTTGTTTATAAATGCTAAACTTTACTGCACTTAAATTTGCACTTAAAAATTCCGAAAACATGTCAAAAAATGCAGTTTATGACACTTTATAGCCTTCAAAAACCGCATAAATACGTCTATCCTTATTTAAAAAGGATTCCCCTCATCTGCTTTTTATGTAAAAAAACCGCATAAATATGCGGTTTTATTTTGCTCTGCACTTAAAATGCACTTAATTACTCTGATTTTTCCTCTTTTTCGGACTCTATGATTTTCATCATTTTTTCGTCCGTATCCTGCATCAGATGGGCATAGGTTTCCAAAGTCTGAGTGATTGTAGCGTGTCCGAGTCTCTTAGATACGGCAAGGATATTTGCTCCGTTATTCAGGAGAAACGAGGCATGGCTGTGCCGTAGGTCATGGAGTCTGATTGGCTTCAGGTTTGCATCCTTGATACCCTTGCGGAAGGCAGAGTCTATTTTGCTCGTGGCAAGCGGATGCACACCGCCGAAGACAAACGGGTCTGCTGCCTCGATGAACGGTTTCAGCATCTCCATCAGTTTGCTGTCTATCGTTATCGTCCGTTCACTGCTGTCGGTCTTCAGAGGCTTGAATCCATCCTTGTAGTGCTTCATTGCTCGATAAATGTGGCACTGATTGCCGTGGAAGCAGTCCTTTGTGATTGCGATGCCTTCCCCTCTGCGACAGCCTGTCCAGTACAAGAAGCTGAAGTATGCTCTATGCGGTGGGTATTTGATCTGCTCTAGGAACTTATTGAACTGTTTCGGAGTCCAAATCTTCATCTCGACTTTGTCTTCTTTCGTCAGTTTGAATGACTTCAGGACTAGGGATACGTTCTGCGCCCCGTAAACCTGCGAATAGAAGGCGAATACGCTTCGGACGTATTGCAAGCCATTGTTCATCGTTCTGACCGCTATTCCCTCGTCTTTGAGCCGATTTCGCCAGTCTATCAACTGAGGCTTGGTGATATTCTCGATGGGCATGTCCTTGAAGTCTCGGAAATACATCCGTATCCAGGCTTCCTTTTTCTTCCGAGTAGACGGTGATGTGTCATTGTTTTCCAGTTGCTTCAGAAATATCTCCCAAAATGAGGCACTGGATCTCGTTACAGATTTCTTCAATTGTTCCTGTGATTCCCACAGGGTTGCTTCTCTCTTGGTCTTAAATCCACGTTTATAGACCTGTTTGCGCCTATTCTCAAGCGGTTCGTCTGCGTAAAAGCGAACGGTATAGGTTCCCGTCTTTTTGTCTTTGTATACTGGCATTTGCAATTTCCTTCCTCTTAGGTATAATGAACATGCAAGGCAGGTCGGCTTATGGGTAGTCATGCACCCTTATTTCTCTACCTCGTCTTGCTTGTCCTTGTCGTGGGTTAAACTCCCACGGCTTTTTTTATTTGTTTAACTCGACAGCGTATTTGATGAAACGCTTCTTTTCATCATCCGCTTTCCGATATTGTTCAATTAGTAAAATCTCATCGTCTGTTAAATGCATTACATAGTCAACGCTGTGCTTTGGAACCATGTCGCAATCACCGCCCATAAGCCATCCGTAGTCTACGTTTAATGCGCTCGCAATTTTATATGTGTTTGTTTGTCCTGCTGAGTAATTGCCGGAGAGATACCTGCTGATACTTGAACGGCTTATTCCCGTCTTCTCTGATAACTGAGAAGCATTGATCTTTCGGATCTTCATTGCTTCGTCCAGTCTGTCCTTAAATTCGGCTCTCATACGATTATTCCTTTCATCTATAGAATAAGGATGAACGTGCCAAAATGCAAATTATTTGTTGCGAAAAAGCAAAAAAAGTGTTGCAAACATATTTTTCGTGTGGTATAAAGTCATTGTTGAGATACAGCAACAGTACAGAAGCGATATCGCAACTAGAAAGAGAGGCGCACATGGATAAGGTTCAATTCGATTATTCTCGCTTGAGGGGAAAGATCGTAGAGAGATACAAAACTCTTAAAAACTTTGCCGATGAAACGCACCAGTCTGTATCGAGTGTAAATCTAAGAATCAACGGCATACGTGAATTCAAGTCCACTGACATATTCAATTGGGCAAACTACCTCGGCATTCCTGACAGCGAGATATCGGACTATTTTTTTGCAAAGAATGTTGCTAAATAGCAACAAAAAAGTAAGCGTGTGAAAGGAGGAACACAGATGCCAAGAGTCAGAAAAAGCCGTGAGGAACTGGTCAATTCATTCTTCGTAAGCGTGACGGAGATTTCCAGACTGTTCGGATGCGGAAGGGTAATGGCTGAGAAATGCTTCAAAGCAGCACAGGAAATCGACAAGAAGCAGATGACCATCAATTACCTGGATGCAAACAAGGTTCGGTTGTCCTCAGTGCTTACTGTCATGGGCATCACGGAGGAAGAACTAACGAAAAAGGCATCCGTCTAACAGATGCCTCTTCCGAGAAAGGAATTTGATGCGAACCAATTTGATCTCAACCGTTGGCAATTCGATTTTAGGAAATAACAAACGAAAGGACAAGCGAACAAAATTATGAAAATTTCATACGAGGTTTCAGATGTATTCGAACTTGGAACACAGATGTTCTTCGGCGGTCTTGCCGGAATGATTCTCGCAGTCATACTGACCGTTGTGGTGGTGGCGTTATGAGGGCAAGACGGAAGCCGGAAAGAGAAGTCTTCGGCATTGTGGAAAGCCGTTGGAAAAAATCATCCGAGATCACTACTCAGCCGAGAATGCTCAAATACAAAGTCAGAGAATTCAACAATGGCTTCGGTGAAGATGCCGACCACGATGTCTACATCATCAGCGGAGCATACGGATACCGACTGACAAAGGACAAGGACGAAATCATGCGCTCCATTGAGCATGAAACGAAACTGGCGAAGATCCGCTTCAAGCAAGCGAACAACAGACGGAAAAAGGCACAGGACTTCTTCACAGCAAATGAGAGGTTGCCGTTATGACAAGTGAACTCACGATGAAGGAAATCAGAGAAATCTACCCCTTCAAACATCGGTATGACGAATCAGAAGATTCTCGGTGGTTCAGAGCCGAGATGGACATGGAAGTGCTTCAGGCATGGGAAGACGGTCGTATCACTGGCAAGACTGCCCGTGACAGGCTGACAGCCAACAATGGTTGGGCAATAAAAATCGGTCTTGGCGAATTCAAGATCATGGCGAACTCCCTCGGATATTTCAGAGGCATTGTACCACCAAGCAGAGCGGAAGGAATGTATGGGAACACAGACGTGGAGGTTGAATCATGAGCGTTCAGTGGGGATGGCTTAAATTCAAAGCCGATGCACAGAAGTGCTATGACGAACTGACATCCGAGTATGGCGAGGAATTTACATCGGAGCAGGTACTAAGTCTCGCCAGGGATCCAAGGACTGAACTCCATAAATGCTTCGACTGGGATGACAGCACAGCTGCCGAAAAGTGGAGACTTGAACAAGCGAGACAGGTTTGTAGGTCATTCGTAGTCCATATCGAAAAAGAAGAGACTGAACCAGTCACATACAGATTGGTTCAACATGACTCGGAGCAGAAGGTTTACAGACCAGTCACATTCACAGTACGAAACGAGGACAGATACTCAGTATTACTCAAACAGGCAAAGCAGGAACTCGCCTCATTCAGGAGCAGGTACAAATCAATCATCGAACTGGAAAGAGTAATCGATGAAATAGATGCAGTCTTAACTGCATAGATCTTTGAAAACTGAATAGATTATCGGTTAGATTCGGTGCTTTGCACCAATACAGCTTATAACAGGACAGAAAAGGACACGACAAAACAGGACAAAACAAAGCATCGAACCTAGCCGATAATCGCAAAGTAATTCAATTACTACGGAACGTGGATTCATAAAGCTACATTGGTAGCTATTACAAAACAGCATATAAGAAGTCATTACAATTCACTGCAGAACACGATACCGCATAACAACATACCGCACTGCATAACAACATATCAATTTTAGAACATATCAGTGTAGCTTCATGAGTTCACGTTCAATCGAGGGTTTACCTCGGTGCAATGCACCAAACATATTGCAAGATCGGACAGATCAATTCAGGTCAAGTTAGAACAATTTATCTCAGAACATTGCATCGAAATAAACCTTCGATTTGAAGGCTAGTACAGAACAGGACAGCAACTAACATAGCAGAACAAAACAAGACACCACAAAACGTTACATAGCCTTCACGTAGCTACAATCCGTAGGTCCGTATGGGTGCATTGGCACTCATACAGGACAGCAACTTACAGAACAGCATAGACCATTATAGCTTACTAAAAAAGACATTAGAACAAATCATAACTTTACAACACTAAATAGTGCATCCATACAGGCTTACGGATAACCAAATAGAAAAGGAAGGAATTTGAAAATGGCAAAGGAAGAAAAAACAATCGTAGTAAAACCAATCGAAAAACACACCATGAAGGTCACAATCGCAGGTGACACAGATCTCATTCTCAACAAGATGAACAGACGTACAGTGCAGATGCTCACGGATGAGCGCAATGACAGAGGAAAGACAATCCGTGAAGTCAACAAGTGGGATGACATCATCACCGCAATGCACTGGAGAGATCCGCTGCCGGAGGGCGAATACACAGAGAAAACTCTGAAGGAACTGTTGAAGAAAAATGCTCCATGCATCAGCACATTCGGACTGAAGAAGTCATTCGGACAGGCAGTAGTTCGTAACGGTATCGACACATACGCAACAAAGTTTGATGCATGTGCAAACGTAGTGGCTCCTGGAAACCTTGTTCCCATTGAATTCACTGAGCATTACGTTGACGAGAAGTTGATGTCTCCGAAACGTGGCGCACCAATACTTACAAGACAGAACCGTTTCACAGGGTGGAAAGCAACAATCACGATTCAGTACATGAGCGGAGGCGCATTCTCTGCTGAACAGATCGTAAACATCATCAACCTCGCAGGATTCGGACTCGGCATTGGGTCAGGTCGGTCTAGCGGATACGGAAGATATCACGTAGAAGGAGTCGAGTAATGACAATTCACCATACGAGGGAAAGAGTAAAGAACATGCGGAATGACATCGAGAACCGCACTGCATACGTAGGTGGATCTGATGTCGGAAGCATCCTTGGTTTCAATCCTTACAAATCCAAGTACACATTGTGGAGCGAAAAAGTCGGTCTTACTGAACCGGAGGATATCTCGGATCGTGATGCAGTATGGTTTGGCTCCGAGACGGAGGCAATCAACGGTAGACGGTTTGCAATGAAAACTGGGAAAAAGATTCAGCGTTCCAATTACGCATACGGGATCAAGGAGTATCCGTTCATTAGAACGCATGTGGACTTCCTCATCAAAGGAGAATCGGCGGGTCTTGAGTGCAAATTTACTGGCATGAACAGATTCGATTACGAGAACGGAGAAGTACCGCCATCGCACTATGCACAGGTTCAGCTTTACATGGCTTGCACAGGACGTAAGACATGGTACTTGGCAACAATCCAGGGCAATAAGTATCACATCAATTCGATTGCTAGAGACGATGAGTTTATCGAAATGATGCTGAATGAAATTCAGGACTTTTGGGAACATGTCCAGTCAGCAGAGCCAGTCGAAATTGATGGTAGTGAAAGTACGTCAGACACTATTGCAAGCATGTTCCCTAATGGGGAAGAAGGCGAAACAGTAGACCTTAACAAATACGAGGATACGTTGATTGCTTTGCAAGCATTAAACGAACAGCAGAAGAACCTGAAGGAATTGTCTGAAAAGTACAAGAACGAGATTAAGGTTGCAATGAAAGAAGCAACGAAGGGTGAAAGCACTCAATTCCGTGTCTCTTGGAAAGCAGATAAGAAAGGGTCAAGACGGTTCACGTTCAAGGAGAAAGAACTCTAAAAGGTTTAGAAGGTCATGGGTTCTTGTGACTGCAATGCAGTCTGTATTACAAAGCCGATTACGCAATTATTGGACACTATAGAACAGTCAAAAACAACATAACACTACTCATCACATGACAAAACAAAACATTGCAGTCTCACGAGCCTATGACCTTTGGAAAGGAACGATAAATGAAAAGCACAGAACTTGATTTCAAACTGAATCCTGGCGATTTGATTCACAGGTGTACCAAAGGCTTCACATGGAATGACGTGATGGCAACAGGAGCGCACGTTCCGTATGAAGTCAGGGTCATCAAAGAATACCCACGGTTTGTCGAAGTGGAAGCAAACTTCGAAGACCATCACGGTGGACGTTATCACGAATGCATCAACAAGTTGGCTGTCATCGCAGGTGACTGCCAGTTCAGAAAATACAGAGGAGAATAAAAAACAAAATGACTGAAATCAAAGAAGCAAAGGCTCCATTAGCAAAGGCTACAAACAACGCAGTGGCTGAAAAGAAAAAGCCTCAGACCATGAAGGACTACGTGAATGTGATGATGCCGGAAATCAAGAAGGCTCTTCCAAACACGATCACACCTGAAAGATTTACCCGCATCGTACTGTCTGCCATCAGCAATAACAAACAGCTTCAGCAGTGTACTCCGACATCCTTCCTCGCAGGAATGATGAACGCAGCGCAGTTGGGTCTTGAACCGAATACACCGCTTGGACAGGCATATCTGATTCCCTATAAAAACAAAGGAACACTGGAAGCGCAGTTTCAGATTGGCTATAAAGGCTTGATCGATCTTGCATACCGTAGCGGTCAGGTCAAGACAATTTATGCCGAAGAAGTCTGCGAAAACGATGAGTTTGAATACGAACTCGGTCTTAATCCGAAACTCGTCCACAAACCCGCAGTCAAAGACCGTGGCGATGTCATCTATTACTATGCTGTCTTCAAACTGGTGAACGGTGGCGAAGGATTCTCCGTTATGTCTATGGACGATGTGAAGAAGCACATGAACCGTTTCAGCAAGGCGGCACAGGCGGGGTTCTCTCCGTGGCAGACAAACTTTGATGAAATGGCGAAGAAAACCGTCATCAAAAAGGTTCTGAAGTACGCACCGCTGTCCACGGACATCATGCGGAAGATTGCTGAAGACGAAACCATCAAATCTGATCTTTCCGCAGACATGACTCTCGTAAATGACGAAGTCGAATATGTCGATGTTGTCGATGAAGAGACGGGTGAAGTAGTGAATGAATAACCACTTCGTAATGTCCTTTGAGGTTCCTGGAAAGCCGTTTGGCAAACAGCGACCTCGGATGATGCGAACAGGTCATGCATATACGCCCAAAGAAACAATTA